TTTTTTCAACCAGGATGGTCAGAGTCTGAGATCTGTTACAAGAATGTATACAGAGAGGAGTATGTACCAGGCACTTACAACAATCCAGGTTACGTTGAGACATTTAAAGATAGAGTAGAGATTCCCTGTGAGAGACCTATCGCTGGAGGGTATGGAAGAGAACCTGGTTGGGTTGGTTCACCTCCCTCAAGACCAGTTAGAAGACCTTCACGTGATGGAAATGAATGTGGTGATGGTAAGATTGCTGGTGGTATACTAGGTGGTGGTCTTGCTGCTGCTATCTCACAAGGAGATGGACGTTGGTGGGCAATCCCATTGGGTGTAGTTGCTGGTAGTCACATTGGATGTGATATTGATGGGGGTTGATGGACAAGCACGATATACCATTCTTAGGAGATTTCTATACTAAAGCAGAGGTAGATAAAATGGTCTCCGATGCTTTAGCAGAAGCACGTGCTATTGATGAAGAGTCAATGCGTAAGCACAATAGAGATGCAACCATTATCAGTATGATACTTGGGTTTACATGCCTAGCACTATTTGTTGATGGTTTGTTAAGAATATTAGGTATCATCCCTCCATTCATGGACATAGATGTCAATGTAGTTGATGATATAATAGAGAGGGTTGAGCAAGATGTAATACCACAAGTTGAAAAGTACAAAGCATACATACCGAGGATTTAAATGACTTTGCAACAAGATTGGGATGGATACTTCCAACAACGTCCTGATGGTGGACCTTGGGATGTGCAGAATGATTATATTCCAGATCTATCTGTAGTAAATTTTATTAAGGAGTATAATGTACCAAGTACATTAAGAGTATTAGATGCTGGTTGTGCTGATGGTAGGAATACCAAGTACCTTGCAACTAAATGTGAAGTAGTGGGACTGGATTTTTCAAAGACTGTAGTAGATAGAGCCGCTAAAGCGATTCCAGAAGCTACCTTTGTGCATGGTGATATCAGAGATCTACCCTTTAAGACTGGTAGTTTTGATTATCTTATTGATGCTGGAGCATTCCATGTGAATCATCCAAGAGATGCTACTTTAATTATAGAAGAATATCACAGAGTTCTATTGGGTGTATCAAATAGTAAAATGTTTATCAGAGTGTTCGCTAGAAGAGAGGATTCTGATGAACCTATCTTCCATGTATCACAAGGTAAGTTACCAGTTTACGGTTACACTCCTGATAGATTTGAATCGATTATTGAAGACGAATTTCATATTAATAGAAGAACTTATGCACCTATGTACGGTGCTCATGGTGATGGGTGTTACTATTACCATTTGTCACGCAAAACTTAAATCATTATAAAAAACCCTCAATTTATGAGGGTTTCGTTATAAAATAGTGTGTAGAATTCAACACAATACAAATGTCAGGCGATTATTTCACCCATGAGAATCAACAACCGTGTAAAGTATCAAAGGCGATGGATGATATAAAGGAGTCAAGATGGCACAACACAAACTATGTCTTAGAGTTAGAGACCATGATGGTTAACGCACGGTACAGGACAGGAAGTCCCATGCAAGACTGATATATTATTCGATCTTTGATTCCCAGGAAACCCCGAAAAAAACTCGGCATATTTTTTGCCTGTAGGGGTTTTTTTATTATACGTTAATAGTTGAGGAACCTGGTCCGTTATCATATGATGTTACTGTGCCTAGTTCTACTTGATTACTAACACTAGCACTAATGTATCCTCTTGTGTCTATAAATCTTTGTGCTACATTCAGTTCTGTCTTCTTATTGTTCTGATCGTCTAATTCTGAATGTGGTTCATATGCAACCAAATTAGCAAATTCGTCTGTAATCATATTTGTCAATTGACCTGTAGGTATTCGCATAAGTCTCTTCATATCGTTTTCATACGATTCGTGCTCATAATTACTTACTGGATATCTTGATTCCTCTGCTGTCTTAGTTGTTCCATCTGGCAATATTGCTCTAAATGTAGAATTGACCTCTATACCCTTTTTGACGAAAACTATATCATTGTATAGAACCTCATTACTTTCATAATGGTGAATTCCATCAGGATCGTCATAGATCTCCTGACAGTAATCCTGAAGCATCCATTCATCTTTTGGCCATTGGTTATATACGTCTGTAATGTTGTTTACGATAAGTATTACCCAATCAAGAGTTGCACTTCCAAGAACTGCTAATGCGAGATCTGAGGGTCTAGTCCCATCTGGGATAGATGTAGTTTCAAAGAGTGTTGTGTATTTTTCAAGATCATCTCTTATTTTACATCTTCTGAAGATATTCTTGACAAGACGATATTTGAATGCTTCTTCATCTGTAAGACCTTCACCAATATAGGTATTTGGTAGTTGTGAAAAATATGCCATATTTAGTAACCTTTCGCTATATCTTCGGTTGTGAGTAGTTTAGTCTCTGTAAATTGAACGTTCAATACTAATGCTGGTACATTTAGCACTGAATCTCCACCTGCTCTTTTTAAAGCATTATATTGGTTATCTGGAGTATAGTTTACTGTTACGTTTGTGCATACTGAAGGATGAATCTTGAAATGTAGGTTACGGTCTAAATCACCACCACTAGATACTAGAGATCCTTGAGAGTCAAAACGACAGAATTGAATATCAAATTTTCTTGGTACTTGGAAATATCTTTGCCCTTCAGCAGTTGTCATTAATTGACCTCCTCCTGTCCAAGGGTCATCCTCACTGTTATTCCATCCAAATAGGTTTTTCAATGCATCGATGGTTTCATCAAATGGTTCGTATTTTGCTCCTTTTTTACCAATTTGGGATTTCTTTGCTCGTACTTTTCTTGCTAATTTACCAGATTCAAATGTTGGGTGAGAACCCATCTTAAACCATGTACAAATATTGTGTATATTCTCTGCTTCTGTAGGGTTTCTTGCAAGCATCTTAAAACTAAAGTTATGATTACGGAAACTCATGTTATTGAAGACTTGTTCCGTATAGGGGTTAAATATTCTCCCCTTTGTCATTTGCTCTAAACTATTAATATCAACACTACCTTGTAATCCTAAAAATCCACTAATACTGTTTGCTGCCTGTACCATTGCACTTGCACCAAATTCAGGGTTTGCTGCTTTTGCAGCCATTTGGATTGTTTCTGCTAATTTATCAAAATTTATGTCACCCTCTACATTTGCTGCTGCGTTAGCAAGAGCAATACCACCAACTCCGAGATCTACGGTTCTATAGTTTGATTGGTATGTTGTTGATAATGCTGGTGGCATATTAATGTATACCGTATCATTATCATATACTCTATCTGCTTTAACTGAACCTATATTACCACCGTAAAATGCTGCGTTGTCATCTTGGAATGACATTTGAAAACTTTTAAATCTACACCAGTCAATTGCATAGGTTGCACCATCAGCATCTCTATGGCGTTCTCCATGTGATACAGGAGCTCTATATGGGTATCTAAAAATTGACAACTGAACTACCTAAATATTAACGTGACCTGTATTTATTTATGCGTTATAAGCGAGGAAAGTACTTTCCTAAAAAACCTAATAAGTATAAGGGTGATTATCATAATATAGTCTATCGGTCAGGGTGGGAACTTAAGTTCATGAAATTCTGTGATTCTAATTCTTCTATTACCGAATGGGGTAGTGAAGAAGTAATTATACCCTATACTTCACCTGTTGATGGTAAACGTCATAGATACTTTCCAGATTTTTACGTTAAATCTAATGGAAAGAAATTTATAGTAGAGGTTAAACCATTAAGACAGACTAAGGAACCGAAAACACAGAAGAAGGTCACCAAAAAGTATATTAATGAAGTTGTCACTTGGAGTGTCAATAATGCGAAGTGGAAAGCAGCAACGGAGTTTTGCAAAGATTACAATATGGAGTTCATGATCATTACAGAAAAGGAGCTTAGAGTATAATGCCTTGGCGTTCAGACATACCACATAAACAGCAAGCTAGATCGACATATCCAAGTTTACAGGAGTTCATGTCCTTTGCCTTAAAGGATAAGGATTATTCTCCAGCGTCTAGTAATCTATTTTCAATACACATCGTACCACCAGCAATCTTAAAAAATTGGACTGCACGTGATGGTATTAACGGACATGTAATATCAGATACTATTGGATATAGAGATTCAACATTTATGCCTGGTTCAGGTGGTAAAGGTGGAATGTTAGGTAAGTGTTTAAATTTTTATTGTCAAACTATTAGTACACCAAGTAAACAGGTTACAACTGGTTCACTTGTTAATATAGGTACTGCAACCAAATATGCTACTGGTTCTGCTTTCAGTCAGATCTCTGCAACTTTTATTACACCCAAGTCTCAACATAGTAGGAATTTCTTTGAAAGATGGATATCATTAATGGCTCCTGATGCTAATCAGTATAGTGATTATTATGATTATTATAATGCTCCCAGAATGATGATTTTTAAATGGGAGAAAGGTGGACAACGTGAAGAACCTTATACATTTGAAACTAGGAATCAAAATGAAAAGATAGAAGGGTGGAATCCTAATGATAGACATCCACAGAAAGCATATAACTATAAATTGACTGCAAGTTGGGAGATGCAACAGGCATTTCCTTATAATCTAGGTTCAACTCAATTAAATAACCAAGCAAATCGTCCTATGACGTTCACAGTAGGATTTTTCTTTGAACGTTACAGATTCTACACAGGAGCAGATTTTGATGAACCAGGTATCAGGACACAAATTTCTATTCCTGGACTGGGTTCAAGAGATGATGATTATTATGATCCACTTGTTGATGCTCAACAGATCTTTGCTTCTGTAGATGCTACACAAAAATCACTCGGAATATGGTAGAATGAAACAAACATTACACAGATTGCCACTCGATACGTGGTTTGATGATGTACCTCACCCCTATGATAGTTGGCCTATGTCAAAAACAGATGAACCTCTAGATCTTGCACCAAGTTCTGTAGAACCGCAAGATGAAAAGAAAGAAGAAACACCACATGAAATAGCGTACCGTTTAGCGGTTGAAAAACATAGTCCTTGGAAAGGTGGAGGTTCCGAGAACTTCCATAAATAATTTTACTGAATTGAATTCACAATGCCATTACCTACATTAAATGTACCTAAGTACAAAATGAAACTGCCTTCAGACGGCAGAACTGTTAATTACAGACCATTCCTCGTTAAAGAAGAGAAGTTGCTTTTACTAGCAACAGAAACAGGTAGTCAAGAAGATATCGTAACAGCAATTAAGAATATAATTGTAGAGTGTACAGATATCCATGATATTGATGATCTACCTACTTTTGATATTGAATTTGTATTCCTTCAAATCCGTACCAAGTCAGTTGGTGAGGCTGTTGAAGTTAATGTGACTTGCCCTGATGATGGAGTAACAGAAGTACCTGTTAAAATACCTTTGAATGAAATCAAAGTTAAAAAAGACAAGAAGCATAAGAAGGAGATTAAATTGGGTGAAGATATTATCTTAACTATGGGATACCCTAGTTTGGATACATTCGTTCAAATGAATTTCCAAGATGAAGAACCTACTGTAGATTCTGTTTTTGAAATGGCAGCAAGTTGTGTAAAACAGATTGCTGATGCTGAACAGGTATATGATGCTCTGGACACTCCTCAAGAAGAGATGATTAATTTCTTTGATCAATTGAGTAGTAAGCAGTTCCAAGAAGTACAAAACTTCTTTGATACTATGCCCAAACTTTCTCATACTGTTAAGGTAACTAATCCTAAAACTAAAGTAGTGAGTGATATAACTCTAGAAGGACTATCAGCTTTTTTCGGATAGCTCTACTCCATCAGAGTTTACAAGCCTTCTATGAGGTTAATTTTGCTCTAATGCACCATCATAAATGGTCATGTGAATATATTGATAATTTGATGCCATTCGAGAAAGAGATCTATATGCAACTCTTAATGAATTATCTTAAAGAAGAGAATAAACGAATGGAGGAAGAGCGAGTCAACCAACAACGTAAATAATAGTGGCAAATAAATTTACACATAAGTTTGTAAATGCTGGAGTAAAGGGTAAAATTACACCAGCACTTTTTGCTGCAAGAAAATCTATTACTGCTACTAATAGATTAGGTAATACTGTTGCTAGTATAGGTAACGTTGTATGGGATATGAGACAAATTGCTGTCAAAGGGGCAGCAAATAGGATATTAGCAGAACAGGCACAACGTAGAGCAGAACAAAGGGAACGAGATCAGGAAGCTGAAGAAGCAGCAGAATTAGATAAGTCATTAGGTGGGAAAGGCAAAGCAGTTAAACCTGATGGTAAACAAAAGGGTCTCGCTAAAAAGCATTTTGGATGGTTGAATGGGTTTCTTAGACCTGTAGTAGAATTTTTTGGATGGTTAATTAAGGTTACGGTTATTAAGAATATTCTTAATTGGCTGGAAGATCCGAAGAATAAGACTAAGTTAAAGGAGTTTTTAAAGAAGTTTGTCTTTGTTGTAAAGAAGTTATATTCATTTGTATCTTGGATTGTAAAGGATAATATTCTTGATGGACTCGCAGATCTGATGGGAGCTGGGGGTAAAGACGGTAAGGATTCATTCTGGGATAGAGTAAGAGGATTAGGTAAGCTCATGTTTGGGCTTACCATGATGCGATGGTTGCTCAATCCATTTGCAGCAGTAACTGATATTGTAGGGTTACTTGACTTTATAATGAATTGGCGATTGCCAAAGTTGAGGATAAAGGGATTACAGAGACTTTGGGGTAGACGGATAAAGAAAGGGTTTAATAAGATTCGAGACAGTAAACGTCTGAAGAAGATGGTTGAAACCATCAAGAAATTCGGCAGACCCATAATGAAGCCGATTAAGTTCATTGGGAAGCAGTTTAAGAATTTTAGGCAGGGTTTTAAGGGTGTAACAAAGACAGCAGATATTGCTAAGACGACTAATACGTTATTTCCTCATATAGCAACTGGTGCTAAGAAGGGTGGGAAGGCATTTGAGGCTGGAAAACAAGTTAGGCAAACCCTTAAAAATTTCTTTGGGAAGGGTAGTAAGTTTGGTAATCTATTAAAGAAATTAGATTTTAGGGATTTCCGTGTACCTAAACCAATGAAGCCAAACCTTTTTGGTCAGGCATTGAATAATCGTTGGAAGAAAACGTTGAGTGGATTACAGAGTGGTGCAAGTAAGATCAGTAAGTGGGGTAGTAATGGATGGGATTATCTAAGTAAACTTCCTAAAAAGCAATTTGATAAAGTTTCTAAGAGATTCCTTAAACCTATATGGGATAAGATAAAACCTGTTAAGAAACATGCTGAGAATTTAATCTCACCGTTTAATAAAGCGGTTAAAAATTCTCCTGTTGGTAAGCTTGTTAGAGGTGCAGGAGCAAAGAAAGTAGGGGCTTCAAGGTTAAAGGATATACCTCTTTTAGGATCTATTGTCAATTTTTACTTTGCTGTTGATTCGTTTAAGAGTGGTGATACTGTTGGTGGTGTATTAGAATCTCTTGCTGGTGCAGCAGAATTAGCTGGTTATATGATACCAGGTGCTCAACCATTATTGATTGCTGGTGGTATACTAGATCTATACTTACTTTCTAGGATTCTTCCTGGTGGTATAGGTGAATCTATAATGGAATGGGAGAGAACCAAGGCGGTTCCTGGTATGTCTGGAATGTTTGATAGTGCTCTTTCAGGTACTAAGAGTACTATTCAGGGTGCTAAAGATCAGATAGGTAAAGCATTTTCTGGTATTAATAAATGGATTGGTGCTGAGAAAGAAGCGGATAAAGCAAAACACTTAACAGAAAATCAAACAGGTGATGGATCTAGTATAGAAAAAGGTCAGGAAACAGACGATAAGACAACAACTAA